GCGCGTCGGCCAACTTCGTCAGCCCGACCGCGTCCGCGTACAACACTGCCCTATTTGCCTCGCCCGTGACGCTGGTCCCCGGGGTCGCCTACGTCGCGTCCTACTGGACCCCTGCGCGGTACATGGCAACGGCATCCTTCTGGACCGCGCAGCGAGACAGCGCGGCCGGCATCATCCACGGCGCGCAGTCCGGTAGCGACCCGGTCACCGTGGACGGCGGCACCCTGCGCAACGGCGTGTTCATCGCTGGTGCTGCGGTGGCTTACCCGGCCAACGCCTCGGGCACACTGACGTGCTATTTCGTCGGTCCCGTCATCGATCTGGTTGAGCGCCACCACGGCACGGCGGCCATCACCCTCGCTGTCGCGCCAGCAGGGGCCGGCCACAAGGAAGGGCACGGCAACGCGGCCGCGTCACTGAGCCTGGCGTCGGCCGGCGCTGGCACCAAGACCGGCCAGGGCGACGCGGCGCTGTCGTTCGCGCTGCAGGTCACCGAGGCTGCAGGCACCAAGGCTGGCCACGGCGGCGCGGCGATGACCCTCGGCCTGGCAACGGCGGCCGGTGCTGGCCGTAAGCGCGGCATCGGCTCAGCTGCCATGGACCTACTCGTCCAGCTTGCCCAGCTGGGCCGGCGCTTCCGACCTGGCCACCCGGCGGCCGCCGGTCACGCGCGCGCGAGCCTGCGCGCCGGCCACTCCACATCCACGCTGACAGCCGACGGAGAGTGACGCCATGACAACCACCGTAGGCAGCTATGAGACGCTCACGCTCGATGTGACGCCGCACGCCGACGACACCGTTATCACCCTCACCCTGTACTCGCCTACGGGCGCCGTGGTGGCGCTGGTGACTCCGGTCGAGTCGACCGTGGTCGGGGCCGCGCTGCACGCCGAGGCCGTGGCCGGATACGACGCGCCGGGTGTGTGGGTCCAGCTCTGGACCGTGACCGGTACCGGCGCGGGGGTAACCCATCGCAGCGTGTACGTGGAAGCTGTCGCGCTCCCGCCGGATCAGATCTGGCCGCCCACCCTGGCGCAACTCAAGTCAGATCTGAACATCGACCCGGACGACACGGAACAGGACATCGAGCTAGGCCGCCAACTGGACGCGGCAATCACGTTCGTCGAGGACCGTCGCGGCGACTCATTCAACTTCCATGATGAGTCACTGGTCGAGTTGCCCGACCCAACCCGACTGCTGGCGCTGGGCACGATCCGCCTCGCCGGCCGCTGGAACGCGCGCAAGCGCAGTCAGGACGGCCTCGTGGTGATGGGCCCAGACATGGGGTCCAGCCGCGTGCCCAGCTTCGACCCCGACATAGATCGCATGCTCGGCATCGGTCGTTTCTCGGGCCCACAGTTCGCATGACGCAAGGGAGGCACCACATGAACACAGGTAACGCGTGGGTGGGTAGGCACCCGAGCGTGACTCACTTCGAGCCGCTATTCGAGTTCGGGCACCTACCTACGGGTACGCCCCGTGACACGTCGGCGGCTGTGGCCGGTCTGGCGCTGGACATGCTGTCGGTGCTGGGCGACGGACCAGAGTTGAGTGCCGGCCTGCGCAAGCTACTGGAGGCCAAGGATTGCCTGGTGCGTCAGTCGATCCTTGACGCGCGTCGCCGCGCCCTGAGCGCCGAACAGGTGTCGTCGTGACCGATCTAGCGAACGTCCAAGCGGCCGCCGATGAACTGCTTGCTGTGCTCGCGACCGTGGCCGACCCGCTTGGCAAGCGTGTGCACCCAGAGCCTGGCGAGGCGCTCAACGTCCTGCCGGCGCTCGTGCTGGGTCCGCCCGCTATCACCTTCACTGGCTACGGCGACGCGTCAGAGGCCACTTTCCTTGTCTACCTCGTGACGAGCGCGGCCGCCGGTGCGCTGGCCGATCTGTGGAGGTGGTTGTCAGACGTGGTCACCGCGCTGGACGAGTCGGCCGGCGCGGTCCAGCGCGCCGACCCCGGGACGTACCTGGCCGGCACGGCGGCGCTGCCCTGCTATGAGATCAGAGTCGAGTATCCGTTGTAACTCACTCACTTAGTGAGTGAGTAAGTGAGTGAGTGAGTTAGGGAGGCTAGGCAGTGACCACGCACAATCGCAAGCTGAAAGTCATCGAGTTCGTGCTACTGGGCGTCAACTTCGAGTGCCAGGTGTCCAGCTGGAAGATGAACAACAACACCGAGGATGGCGACAAGCTGTACTCGTTCTGCGGGCCGGCTGGTGGCGAGTTCCGCGCCGACGCTGAGCCGGACTACTCGCTCGATCTGACCTTCTACTCGGACTGGCGCTCGGCCGGAATCTCGCGCTTCCTGACCGACCACGACGGGGAGACGGTGGCCTTCAAGCTGGACCACCACCCGGACATCCCGCTCGAACACGTCTACTGGGAGGGCGACACCAAGCTGCGCGCGCCCAATGTGGGTGGCGACGCCCGCACCACGGAAATGACTGAGACAACCCTGGTCATCATCGGCAAGCCAACGTTCTTTGGTGCCGACGAGTCATGATCAGTTTTCTTGTCACGCCCGACGACGGTGAGCCGTACAAGGTCACGGCCACCTCGCGGGACATCCACCAATGGGAGCGCACCACCAAGGGCGCCACGTTCGCCGGTCTCATGGAATCCATGTCGATGGTCCACATGTACTCGATTGCCTATTTCGCCTCCAAGCGACGGGGCCTGTTCGAGGGCAGTGCGAAGGACTTCGAGGCGCAGTGCGACATCACTCCCGAGGGTGGCGACGCGCCGGACCCTACGCCCCCGGATCAGTCACCCGAGACGTAATCGCTCTGGCGATCGCAACGGGTATTGGTCCGGACGTCTGGCTCGACATGGGTGAGCGAGCGATCGTCACCGCGTGGGAGCTAGTGAAGGACAAGGCCAGGGCCGAGGCAGGCAAGCACTACCGCGAGGAACCACCCGAGACACCTCGGGCCGGTATGTCACCACAGATGAGCGGTTAGGGGGTTGGACGTGGCTAAGGGGCCAGCGCGCACGCTCAAGATCACCATTCACATTGAGGGCGCAAAAGAGACTCTCGCCGCGTTCAACCGTCTGCCCAAGGTGGCCAACGCGGCGCTGCGAGAGCGTTCGTGGGAACTGGCTCAGACGCTCGCCGATCAGGTGGCGGTGGTTGCGTATGCCGACTCTCCACAGTCGGCGCTGATGGCCCCAACCGTCAAGGCACGCAAGGATCGTCTCCCCGTGATCGAGGCCGGTGGGGCCAAGAGGGTCGGGCGTAACAAGCGACCCGCATACAAGATCTTGTTTGGTTCCGAGTTCGGGTCGAACCTGCCTCAGTTCAGGGCGCACCTCGGCAAGGGGTCGTATTGGTTCTACAGCACGGTTTATGCCGCGCAGCCAACGATAGCCGCAGCTTGGGCTAGGGCTGCCGACGACATCCAACGTGATTTTATGAAGGGGTGACGTCGGCGTGTCGAGCATCCGCACCATCAAGACGGTATTTGCTGGCGATGCCAAGGGCCTACTGGAGGCCGGCGCACAGGGCACCAAGGCTATCAAGGGGTGGCAGGACGGGATAGCCAAGGCGTCGACCGCAGTCCTCTCGGCGACGGCCGGTATCGCCGTGGGCCTCGGCAAGCTGGGGTCCGATTTCGACTCGGCGTACGACACGATCAGGACCACCACGGGCAAGACTGGGGCTGCGTTCACGGGGCTACAAAAGGACTTCAAGGCCGCCGTGGTCGACCTGCCGGCCTCGTTCGGTGACGTGTCCAAGGCCCTCGCCGAACTCAACCAGCGCACCGGCCTGACTGGTACCAGCCTGGTGGACCTCACCAAGCAAATCGTGCAGCTGGGCAAGCTGACCGGCATCGACACGTCGACCCTGATTTCCAGCACCACCCGAGTGTTCGGTGACTGGAACATCGCCACCAAGGACCAGACCAAGGCCCTCGATGAGTTGTGGCGCGCCAGTCAGGCAACGGGCATCGGCATCGACACGCTGGCCGGAACGGTCGTACAGTTCGGCGCACCCTTGCGGCAACTCGGGTTCAGCTTCGAAGAGTCGATCTCGATGCTGGCCAAGTGGGAGAAGGAAGGGGTCAATACCGACCTCGTCCTAGGTGGACTCAAGAAGGCGCTGGGCGCTGCGGCCAAGGCGGGCGAGGACCCGGTCAAGGCGCTCGACAAGCTGACCACCAGTATCAAGAACGCGGGGTCGACGGCCAAGGCGAACGCTATCGCTGTCGCGGCGCTGGGCGTGAAGGCCGGCCCGGACTTTGCCGCAGCTGTGCGAGAGGGCCGGCTCGACTTCCAGTCCCTCATGGACACGGTCACCAACGGGTCGGACACGATTGCCAAGGCCACCACCGATACGGCTGACTTCTCCGAGATGCTGCAAGAGCTGCGCAATCGAGCGTTCGTCGCACTCGAACCGGCCGCTACGGCCGTGTTCCAGATGCTCAACAACGGGGCCGACAGCCTCAAGACGTTCGGTGACTGGGCCCAAGTGCACACCGAGACAGTCAAGAAACTGGCGCTGGGCCTCGGCATCATGGGCGCTACCATCGTCGCTCTCAACGTCGGAACAAAGGTGTGGATCGCGATGCAGGCTGCGGCCGCCATCGCTGCGAACGTCTGGAAAGCGGCCAACTGGGCGCTAGCGACAAGCTTCCTCGGCATCCCGATCTTTTGGATCATCGTGGCCATCGTCGCCCTCGTGGCTGGCATCATCATTGCCTATAAGAAATTTGCTTGGTTCCGGACCATTGTGGACGCGACCGGACGAGCCATCAAAGCGGCCGCACTGTGGTTCTGGGAGAAGGGCGTCAAGCCAGGGTTTGCCCGACTGTTGGTCGGCATCAAAGCTGTTGGTGTCGCTGCGGTCTGGCTTTGGCAAGCGCTCGTCACCGCGTTCAACGCGATCGTTGCGGCCGCAAAGTTTGTCGCCGACATCGCCGTAGTCGTCTGGCAAGCGCTAGTGACGGCCTTCAATGCGATCATGGTTGCGGTGCACGCCGTAGCCGATGCCTTCACCTGGCTTTGGGCCACCATCCTGCAGCCCGTGTTCAACTTCATCATGTCCGGCGTCCTTTCATTGATGAATTTCTTCAAGTCGTTGGCCGCGTTGATCTTCTGGATCGACATGCAAGCCTTCAAGCCTGTATTCAACGGCCTCGTATTCCTGTTCCAGTTGGTCGCCAGCGTCGTGACGTGGTGGTGGCAAACCCAGATGCAGCCGGCCCTCCAGGCTGTCGGCGCGGTGGCCATGTGGTTGTGGCAGAACGCGATCTTGCCCGCCTGGAACGGGATCGTAGCGGCCTTCCAGATGGTCGCGGCCGTCGTCGCGTGGTGGTGGCAGACGCAGGTCGCGCCGGCCCTGTCCGCCGTGGGTGCGCTGTTCAGCTGGATTTGGGGCATGGCGTCCGACAACTTCGGGCGGATCATGGGCGTCGTCCATCAGGTTGGAGACGTATTTAAGTTTGTCTTTGGAGCGATCGGTGGCTTCATCGCCAGCGCGTTCTCCGACGCAGTAGGCACGGCCAAGGCTGCGATCAACGGGCTGATCACGCTACTGAACCGCGCCGTAGAGGCGATCAACTCGAACGTGATCGACAACCTCAATAAGGTCCCCGGGGTCAGCTTCGGCCACATCCCCTCGCTGCCACACCTCGCCCTCGGCGGTACCGCAATGGCCGGGCGGGAGTACCTCGTGGGCGAGAAGGGTCCGGAGATCCTACGCATGGGTGCGCAGTCCGGGCACGTCACCAGCAACGCGAGTGCGTTCGGTCCGATGACGCTGGAGATCCCGATTCAGATTGGTGACGAGGTGGTGCGCGTGGTCAGGGCGACCATCGACCTGTCCGACCGGTCCAAGCGTCGCAAGATTCTAGCAGGGGCGGGCACACGATGACGGTCACTCTCACTTATGACTCGACCCTCGCGCGGGTGCGCGTGACGGCAACGGGTCTGGCGGCCGCCGACGTGGCCTCTGTCGAGCGGTCAACCGATGGGGTGCGCTGGACTACCGTCCGAGGCGCGTCGGCCGTCCCTGTGTCTGCTGGGGCGCTCGGTCGCACCGTTGACGACTATGAGTTCTCGTCCGACGTGCTCACCACGTATCGCGTGCGAGGCATCGAGACTGGGGCGATTACGTTCGTCGCGGCCGGCACGGCTGCCTCGGGTAGCAATACGTCCGTGACCCCTGGCCTACCCGCAGGCATCCTCGCGGGTGACCTACTGGTGGCCGTCGCGTCGATCCGGAACAGCGGTACTGGGACGGTCAACACCCCGACCGGCTGGACCATGGTCAAAGACTCGGGCAACCTGCGCATGATGGTTCGCCGGTACGTGGCTGGCGACGTCGCACCCACGATCACGTTCGCTGGCGGCGTGGCCAACGCTGACACGTTCGGACGCATTGCCGCGTTCCGTAGGGCCAGCGAGGTTCCTGCGGCCAGCACAGCCCAGCTCAACGGGTCGGCTCAGAACATCGCGTACGGCGCGCTCACCCCCACGGCCGCCGGGTACGCCATCGTGGCGGCCGCCTGGAAACAGGATGACTGGACCTCGGTGGCCGCCCTTGCGGGCTGGACCGAGATATCCGAACAGACGTCGACTACGGGCGATGATGCCTCGCAGGCTTGGGACTACCAGATCCAAACCACGGCAACGGCCATCCCGTCCGGGTCGTTCGTCGTGACTGGTGGCGCGGCCGCAATCAGCCGCTCGATGGTGGTCGCGTTCCCGCACGCCGACTACCTCAACTCGCAGACCAACACCATCACGCCGGCACTTGACGGGATCTGGCTGAAGTCGATCGCGCGGCCCTTCCTGAATCGGCGCGTCACCGTGACGGACTGGACCGCGCCGACGCGGCCGGCGCGCGGCGGTGTCTTCGAGGTGGTTGGTCGCAGCGCCCCGACAGCGGTCAACGACGTTCGGGGCAGCAAGCGCTTCACCCTTACCGTGATGACGACCGACGCGGCAGACGAGGAGAACCTAGATCTCTGCCTGTCACCAAACGACATCATGTTGGTGCACACCTCGGCGGCCTGCCCGGTACCGGGTGGCTACGTGACGATCGGCGATACGACCGACGCGCGCAACACCCGGACCAGCGCCCGACGCTTCTGGGACCTGCCGTGCACGATAGCCAACCCGCCCGGCCCAGATGTTGTTGGCGCAACATCTACGTGGCAAACGGTGCTCAGCACGTATGCAACGTGGGCCGACGTGTTGGCCGCGCACGCAACGTGGGCAGACCTGATGACCCTCGTTGGTTCACCGAGTGACGTGGTGGTGGACTGACATGCGCCCAGTGTCCGACGCGTTCCTGACCACGGTCAGATCCTCGTACTCGATGGTTGCTCGCGCGCGGGTGTGCGAGACCTACCAGACCGGTACTGACCCCGACGGTACGAGCATTGAGATCTACGGCGGAGACGTCGTCATTGACGGCACGGCCGACATCCGATCGACGCTCAGTCTCGACACCACGGGCGTGGCCATGTGGCCGACCCGGACCAACCGCCTGCTGGCCCCGTACGGCAATGAGGTGTTTGTGGAGCGGGGCGTTCAGTACGGCAACGGCACGCGGGAGTGGGTCAGCCTCGGGTACTTCCGTATCGTCTCGCCGGACCAGGGCAACCCGCCCGATGGCCCGATTAGCCTCACGTGCGCCGACCGTATGAAGGGGATCGTTCGGGCCCGGTTGCTGAACCCGGTTCAGTTCCTGCCCACGGACACGTTCGGCTCGGCCGTCTCGTCACTGGTGCTCGACGTCTATCCACTTGCGACCATCGAATGGGATGACGCGACCAACCTGGAGACGCTGGGCCGCACCGTGGCCGCCGAGGATGACCGGTACGCGTGCCTGGTCGACCTCGTCACCTCGCGCGGGAAGATCTTCTACTGGGACCACAGAGGCGTCCTGGTCATCAAGGATCTGCCCAGCGCTACCGACCCCGTATACGACATCACGGCTGGACGTGGCGGTGTCCTTGTGGCGGCGTCGCGCACGCTCACCAGCGAGGGTGTGTACAACGCGGTAGTGGCGACCGGGGAGGCGGGCGACGAGACTCCGCCCGCGCGGGGCGTTGCCTACGATGCCAACCCGGACAGTCCGACGTACTTCTACGGCCCGTTCGGTCAGTGCCCGAGGTTCTATTCGTCGCCCCTGCTGTTCAGCGACGACGCGGCCACACAGGCAGCGCGCACGATCCTCGGTCGAGAGCTGGGCCTGCCGTACAACGTCAGCTTTTCGGCCATCTGTAACCCCGCTCTCGAACCGTATGACGCGGTCCGGGTGCGCTACTCCAATCGGTCCGGCGCGGAGACCCACGTCATCGAGAGCATCACCATCCCACTCACTGCGGACGCGGCCATGTCCGGCACCACGCGTGAGCAAACCTTGACGACAGTAGGCACCCTATGACGACCGATGACGCGTTCGGACTGACGGCCCCCGACCCGGCGGGGCCGTCACAAAGTGTCAAGTACCGACAAGGCGTCGTCAAGCTGTTCAACCCGATCACCCTTGAGAACACTGTGGACGTGGGCGGGACCGTCTTTGCCAACTTGCCCTTGCTGGGCGTGGCCGAGGCTGCGTCGCTTGATACCGGCTCGGTGGTCGGGTTGCTCATGCTGCAGTCGGAGCGCGGCGGTGTCACGTACGTGATCCTTGGCCGACTGGTCACGCCGGCCAGCGCGGCCGCGCAGCAGGCCATCACGTTGCTCGGGTCGTACAACCACGTGGCCGTGGTGGCCACGCTGGAGTCGAGCAGTAGCACCACACTCGGAGACTTGACCACGGTCGGGCCAACCATTCCGGACGTCCTGATTGGAGCGTCCGGCAAGTGTGAAGTGTCCGTGTCGGCCTACATCGCGATCAGTGCGGTGACGCTGGCACCGGCCTCGGCGCACATGGCGTTCTCGATCGCTGGCGCCACGGTTCAGGCGGCCACCATCCCGAACTCGCTCAGCATCGACGGCGCGCTCAACAACGGGATCAACGCCACGCGGTCCTTCTTGGTGGAGGGGCTCACCCCGGGGCGGCACACGTTCCGCGCACAGTACGCCGTCACTGGCGGCACCGCAGGGTTCGCTGGGCGCACCCTCAAAGTCCAGGCCCTGTAACGAAAGGACGTCCACCCCATGACCGCCTCCACCCCCCTCTATGGCTTTCCATACGAGACACTCAACGACGCACCCGACGGCCCCAACCTGGGCGAGGATCTCGCCACAGCGGTAGAGACCAAGATCGCGAGTCTCGATGCGGCTGACGTCGCACTGGACGCACGGCTCGACCTGCTGGAGGCAAGCAAGCCTTACGCCCACCTTCTCCGGACCACCACGCAGTCCATTGCGAACGACGTCACCACCGAGGTGATCTTGTGGAACGGCGAGGTGAGCGACTCGGCCAGCGCGCACGACACGGTCACCAACTCCGACCGGTACACCATCCCGAAGGACGGCACGTACGAGTCGTCGGGCGGGGTCGGCTTCACGTCCAACTCGACCGGGCGGCGCGGGTGCTGGCTCACCAAGAACGGCACGATCGTTGACGGGTCCGGCGCCATGGTGCACACGTCGTCGGCCGGTCCGACCATCGTCACGGCCCGGACCGTCACCATTCCGTGCGTCGCTGGCGACATCCTGCGCTTCGTCGCCTACCAGCAGTCCGGTGGTGCGCTCACCACCTCGGCGACGACGTTCGAGCAACCGTCATGGGAGATCAGGTACCTTCACGCGTAAGCGCAGGAAAGCGCTTGCCTGACAACTGAAGCAAGGGGGAGGTTATGAGCATCGCAGCGTGGGTAGGCCCACCCGCAGCATGGACCAAGGGCCGGCGCATGCCCGTTCAGTTCGTCGTGGTGCATCACACGGCAGGCAGCGAGGGTCCGTCGTCGGCCGAGTCTGGCGCGGCGTACGACAAGAAGCGCACCGATGGCACCAGCACGCACGTGTTCGTCGACTCGAACTCGGTCGCGTGCGAGGTAGCGGATGAGGACCGAGCCAACCACGCGCGCTTCCACGGCAACGAAATTGGCATCGGGATGGAGTTGTGCGGCACGCTGCAGACGCGCGCCCAATGGCTCGACGCGGCGAGCTTGCCGACGCTGCGCCTCGCTGCCAGGTGGGCCGCCGAGAAGGTGGTCAAGTTCGGCCTACCCGTACGGCGGCTGAGCGTTGCCGAGGTGCGGGCGGCGTACTACAGCCCACAGGTGAGCCGGCCAAAGGGGTTCGCCGGCCACGAGGATGTGACGCACGCTTTCCCCGAGGACAACGGCACGCATCTCGACCCCGGATCGGGGTTCCCCTGGGATGTGTTCCTGGAGGCCGTGACCGATGCGGTCAAGCAACTGATTGGAGGCAATACCGACATGCCAAAGCTCGTACAGATCGACGACGGCCCCGCAGGCAAGGGCGCCGTTTACAAGACGGACGGGATCGTGCGCGCAGCGTTCAAGGATTGGCCCGAGGCGCAAGCGTGGGCAGGCTTCTGGGGCGTACCCACTACCAGCTTGCCTCGCATCGCGTGGGCTGACGCTGACCGGCTCATCGGCCCGGACCGAGCAGCGTTCAAGGGTGAACGGGGCGACGCCGGCCCGGCCAACGTCGCGCACAATCACACGTTCTCCACGTCCGGCCGAACCGGTGCGGGAGAAGAGATCTAGCCCGTCATGGACCCGTTCAGCACGTTGCCATGGATCACGCCGATCGGCTGGGGTGGCCTCGTCACCCTGGCCGTGGTGTCGTTGATCCGTGGGTGGCTGGTCCCGAAGCTTATTCAAGATCGAATAGAGTCCCTGTATGCCGAGCGTCTGGCCGATCGCGACGCGCGCATTGTCGAGCTGGTGGCCGCCTACGCGATCGTTGACAAGCGCAATGACTTGCTGGCCGGCCAGGTCCGGGAGTTGACCGAGGGTATCCGCACGTCTAATGCTGTACTGGCGGCACTTCCTGCCGTACGAGGAGGTGTCTCCTAACGTGCACTGGCTCAAGTGGCTCTTGCACCACCGACCGGTACCAAACCTCGGCGACGAGACGACCGTGGTGGACCTGGCGGCCGCGCGCGCGGCGCGGTTGGAGCAAGAGCGCAAAATGGCGCTGACCGAAAGGACCGGCCACGAGGTCAGCCGAGTGGCCGAGATTGCTCGGACGTTGCGGGCCCGTAACAACTTCAGTGCGAGAATAGAACAGGCATTCGGCAACAACCAGCAGGGCGGGCACTGATGTTGTGGGCACTTGGCACGGCGGCACTAGCCTGGACCACGCTAGGGTTCGTTGTATTTGTCGCATTGTTCGGGGTGCTTGCACCGTGGGCGAAGTCTGTCATGGGCAAGCACATGATGACCTTCATGAGCGTATGCACCGCCATCCTCCTATATGCACTGTGGGCGGGCCTGACGGCCATTCAGCCGCACCCGCCGAACGTGAGTCGACTGTGGATACGCCTGGTCGCGTACACCTCGCTGGGCGCGGTGGCCTGGTGGCGGGTCGGCCTACTCATCGTCGCGCAGGCTGCCAACCTCAGGCAGCAACGCGCGACCGCGCACCCCTCAACAGAACGGAGCACGAGCATGTTCGACAAGTACGCGAAAGCGATCGTCGGGGCCATCATGGCAATACTCACCGGCCTGGCCACGGCATTGACTGACGGACACCTGAGCGCCACCGAGGTTGTCACCATGGCGATCGTTGGCCTCGGCGCGCTGGGCATCGTCTGGGGCGTTCCCAATGACACCACGCAGGTCAGCCCGTTCGTGCTGCAGCCGCTACCGCGCGGGGACACGCCTACGGCGAGTATGCCGAGCGTCCCGTAACCTGGCGCACGGGAGCGCACACCCCGACTGACGGCCCGCAGGCCCTTACCCCCCGGTACCCTGCGGGCCGTCACTGCGTACCGGCATGCGCAGGGGTGCCCTGGGGTTGGGTACCCAGCGCAGCGCGCGGACCTCGGCTGCCAGGGCCGGTGCTGGCCGCGCGTCGGACGCGGCGATGTCGTCAAAGATGGCACGCGCGTCGGGGTAGTTGTTGGTGTGCGCCAGATCCCATACCGCACCGAGGCCCCACCCTGTTCGATATGTGAATCCTTCCATCTCCAGCAAGAGCCGGTACCAGCCCACGGCCTCGGAGTCTGGGGGCGGGGCGTAGGCGAGGAGAAGATCACTGGCGAGGATGAGAGCGGGATTTTTAGCTACCATTCGCCCATAGTGGTCTGACATACCCGCGTGCGTCAGGGGGGGTCACCCGGACGAGGGGCGACGAACACCCCCGATCCCTGGCGGCCGTACACCAGGCCCATTCCCTCCAGTACGGCCACGGCTTTTTGCACCGTGGCCGGAGCAACGCTGTAGGTCAGGGTCAGTTCCGATCTAGACGGAAGCTTGTGTCCGGGCGGCCAGGTGCCGTCAAGGATGTTCGCGCGCACATCTTCGATGATCTGCCGGTACGTCATTGATGGGAGCCTAGGCGCGTCGCGGCG